GGTGATACCAACCTTGAGTTTGATGTTCCGACATCGACCTATAAGAAGTATGTCCCCGATCCCATACTGGATGCACCAACCCCATACACTGAAGTGGATGATGAGTATCCATTTTAATTTTTAATTGTCTTGCAGGATTTAATCCATCAAGATAGTGTTTGTTTAAGACCCTTTTGTTAAGCGGGAGGTTTGGTCACCCCTCGTCGTTAGTTACGGAAGTCCTCGTAGCGCAAGCTACGGGGACTTTTCTTTTGTTGACTACAATTCTACCAAATGCTACATCTTGTGCCAGTACATTGCTCCGCTTCTATATGTTCGCACATGGCTTTAGAATGCAATGTTCTCCACTCTGAACTTTAGGCCACCTTCGGGTGGCCTTTTTTCTAATGAATAGTACTGTATCCATTCATATTGGCTATTTCATTTAGTGTGTCATGGGTCATGTGAGCTATCATATACCACTCGCCCTGAAGGTTGTATGCAAGAATGATGTTTGTGATTAACGCGGTAACCTCATGAGGGGATGCCTGTTCAGGCATGGACGATAAGATTTTTAGTATCTCTTCGTGACCTAATTTATCATCCATGTCTGAACCCACATCATTTTCCAGATTACTCAATTCATCAACTCTTTCATTACAGTATCCTTTATTCTTCTTCGTAGCAAACTCTCGCAGCGGGAGAACTCTTTTTGATAAGATAGTATGGCACCATCTGAGGTTTCGTACCTCATTACCCAACCAGCTTCGATATCTGGTTTCTTGCCTTTGACCTTCATTGCCACGACTGACCAAACCCTGATGCCGTCATCGTTAATGCGAGATAATTTACGCTCTTGAGAGTTCATGATGAACCGCATGCCATCACCAGCCCTTACTAGTGCGATGCCTTTATCATAAATCTTCTTTGCCCATGTGGCTGGCAGATGAACATCGACATCTGACATGTAAGACTTTTGTAGATTAGCGGACACCCCACCGCTAAGGCTTGATGTGACATACCAAAACATGGATGGGAACGCGCGCTTCAGCTCTGTTGATGCATACAGCTCTGTCGCTTCCATGGCTTTATCTGTAACAGTCTTTTGTATGTTGCCGGACTTCATCCTTTCCTTGATGGTATGCAAGGAAATAAATAAACCACCAGCGTACTTAGCAGCCAATCTCATTTGACCTTCTGGTAGAATTTTTAATCCGAATGGCGCGTCTTCATATTCAAAATTCTTCCACTGATACTGATGAGGATTTTCTGATATCTTTCTTTTCTCTTCAGGAGAGAAGCCGTTCACCATCAAAAATACTTTTATGTTTGCTTTGAGTTGTTTTATTCTAAGGTAGTTTCTTAATTGCACTTCCATGTTCTTCACTCCGTTTTTTATTTCCTAGTGGCAAGTTCTCCACCACAACTGTAGTAACCGCATCCATCTACCCAATTATCTATATGCTCTGGGTTTGATTTTATTCTGGCTGCTTTTAACAGGGACATCATGACCGACACATCTACGGCACTCACATGGACGCCCAAATGTATTGACCAGTAAGCACCTATGGTTTCAAAGTTATCCTCCATATTACCGTGATCAGATGCCCTGTCTTCCGTCACATACTGTTTAGCTTTGTCTAGTATCTGACCTCGCGTCATGTTCGTCATGATTTCATCCTTTATATATTTATGCCCTGCATCCTGAGCTTGCTTGTGTATTCACGCAACTCAGTTCTGGCACGTTGAAGGTCTTGTTGTACGTTAGGGTGCGGGACAACTAGGTTGGCCTCGAACTCTCGCTTGTTCACCTCGTTTCTGAGGAAGGTAAGTTCTGCCTTTTGCTGTAGGTTTAGTGCCTCATCACCCATCACTCAAACCCTCCGGTCTTGCCCTTGGACGTATGGATGAACTCGCTTGATCTGATTGAGTGCAGTTCATGTGAACATCTTTTGGGTTGTCGTAGATAACAAGCAGCGCATCAGACCTAAGAACCTGCTCACATTTAGCGTAGTTCTCAAACCAAATTTCACCTCGCATATCCATATCCTGAAGCGGATAATAGATTAACAGTGCAGTAAAAAATTCCATCACCGATTACCTCCAAACACTTTGCGAAATGCCTCATCCAAAATCTTTTCCATGTCTTGTTTTGCCGCTACCTTCAAAATTTTACGGCGCACATTATCCGATGGAGGTTTTTTCCATTTATTATTTGAGAGTTTTTTTCTCATCTTTTCATACAGATTTACCTTCTCGCTTTCTGAAATATATCCTATGAAGGTAGCGACCTCGATAACCTCCACGCTCGTATTATACGAGGCAGCGTAACCGTTTCTAATAACAACCCCACACTGACTGGAGTTCACCTTGTTGCCAATTAGATTGGAGATATCCTGAAGCGTAGGATAGTTTGGGTATCTTTTGTATTTGGTAAACCCTTTCTTCCATTCATTCGTTAGCTCACAAGAATTGTCCAACACATCACTCATTACGTTCTCCTCTCATCCACTTTATATCCCGTAGTAACTCAGCTTTTTCTTTAGTTAACCTCTCTAACTTCTGGGTTAACCTTGCAATCTCAGTGCGCTGAATAGCTATCTTGCTTTGCAGCTTCGCGTTTTCTTTATTCATCACGCTTTCAGACCACATAATTTTTTATAAAGTGCGTTAGGTTTTTGCTCCAATACCATTTGTTCTTGCCCTTCACTCTCCACCTCCCAGACCTCAAAGCGTAAATATACTTTTTATTTATAAGTACTGTACCCGGTTCATCATAAACCCAGTCAACACCACTTATGATCAGTTCTCTTTCAGCTTCTAGTCTAGCCAGTTCATGACGTTCACCCTGCCCATATTGAAGTTTATCTCTGTTCATCTCCGCTTGAAGTCGAACAACCTTCTCTTGCTTTTTTATTTTTCTATCTATTGATTTTAAATCATCCATTACTCGAACCTCTCTGTTGGTAGGTTGTGCCGCTTCTTTATTTTAGAGACGGTGTACTGGCTGACCTTCAGCATTTTAGCTATATCCTTCTGGTGTACCTTTCTTTGTAAGAACATATCTATTTTCTTGACAATCTCTGGGTTGTCAGAAGCGCCATTGCTGGGACGCAAGGCTCCGAAATTGGCACTGCTTCTTCGCGCTTCTTGTACCTTGTGGTTGGGTATTTGGTTTTCCGCCCTAGCCTTTTGCAGCATACAGAAACCGTATGCCTTCTCGTAACTAACTCCATGCTGCATAAGTTGTTTCACTCTATCCAAGTCCATATCATTACTCCCCTAAGTTTTTAAGATATACTGTCTCCCCAAATGGGGCTGGCTCACCTCGTGAATAAGACGATACCCACATCGTTGGGTAATGCGGTTGATCCGGGTAATCGAATATACACATGTCTGAAAAATACACCATGTTATCCACATTGATATTATTTTTTTCGACGTAGTCGAATACCGGGCGGACTTCTGTCCCACCTCGACCATTGACCTCGATCTTCTCGATCTCCTCACCCTGTTCGTAACGCCTTACAGTCTGGATCACAGCATCACATGTGATTACTGTTACTGACCGGGGCTTGATGTCTGCGCTGATTGCGTTCACCTCACCCAAGAAATAAGACAGCTCACCGCTCGAAACAGAACCGCTTGTATCGATGCCGATCACAACGTCCCCGGCACCAATCTTCTGTATGGATGGAGCAACGATCCTAGATGCGTGATACATCTTGCGATGCGGCTTGCGCATGCTGTAGTCATCTGGCTGATCGCCTCCGACAAACCTGCGCATGCTGTCACGCCAGTCCACTTGGCTGCGCTTCATCTCCTCGATCAGAGACTTGATTGCACCGGGTAGGTTGCCCACTGCCTTAGCTCCGGCTGCAGCCATCATAACCTTGCTGTCGATGTCCGCTTCCATCTGCTTGGCTTCCGCCTCTGAGAGGGGCTTACCGTTGCCGTCAGACACATCAGTGACCTCACCAAACCCAGCACCGCTGCCATACTTTTCTTTGGCATCCTCTGGCAGTCTGCTGTAGATGGTCTCTGCACTCAGCCCCTTGTACTTTGTCTCATTGAGCGCACCCTCTGGCAATACGAAACCACCTTCGATCAGTATCGGATTGATCGCCAGATCACAGGCGATATTCCAAAGCTCAGGGTCACGCTCACCGCGCCGCATCATGTGCTTGAACGTGACATGCAAGACCTCGTGTGCCATGACACCGACTGTCTCTTCCTGATCCATCTGATCAACAAAGGATGGGTTCCATCGTATTGACTTGCCGTCAGTACACATAGTCGGAATGCTGTCATCCGGTGAGATGTTCAGTGACAGGGAAATTGACCCAAAGAATGGGTGCTTCACTACCAGTCTCGTGATGGCACGAGAAACCTTCATCTGTTCTTCCATCATTCTACTCCCTTCAGATATTCATCAAGGTCTTCGATCCACTCACTAGGATCGCATTCACCCTCATTGATGTCCTCTTGTATCCAGACGGCAATCTTCATTGCCAATTCCTTTGCAGTCATTGTGCATAACCCTCCATAAAAAAGTTCAATAGAACTACATCCTGTTTTTAAAATGGGCGACTTTCCCCCGATGGAAAAGTTCAAGAAAACAGTAAAAAATGTAGGCTTGGATAGTTAATGCCCATTAACTATCCGTGTAAGTCATTGATCTACAGTATCAGGTTCTTGCCCTGACGCATGATCCAACTGCGGACATCCTGCGACTGCTTCAGTTCCTTGTGACGGTTGACACCATCCTTGATGACGAATGCCGCGAACTCTTGCTGGGGCAAGCGGTCAAGATACTTGATCACGTTGCCAGCGTTCTTTGGGTTCATCCTCGCTGAGATCGCAGCGCATACGGCATACAGGACAGCCGGATTGTCTGGGATGTCCGCTGCATCAGGCGCAGCAATCAGAGCATCAATGTCTGGCACACTGTCATACATCATGAGGAACCCTGTGAAGTCGGCTGTCGCAGCACGTCCAACCTGACCAGCGATAGCTTCTAGCTGGTTCACTGGATCAAGACCCCATGACATGATCGATGCCACTCGCTCCCATGATCTCGGTGACGGGCATGCATCTGCGTCACGATCAAACTTATGCAACCACTCAGGGCGGAAGCGTAGGAATGCTGACACGCGCTCATCGATACGCTTGCTGTAGTAATAAGCGATGGTATCTTCCATGTCCGCCTCGATCTCTAGGAACATCAACCTGTCTTTCAGGTGAGACGGCATCCCGTTGGTGCCAGCACGATCAGACATGCGGTTACCAGCAGCAACGATGACCCATCCCTCTGGCAGGTGATGAGGCCCAACACGCCGCTCGTTTGTGATCTGAGCTGCAATGTTCTGATTGGACACGGGAGCCTGTGGCAGCTCATCCAAGAACAAGATGCCCTTGCCATCAGTCGGCATCCAGTCAGGACGTTTGCGCACCATGGTCTCGCCATCATCTGATGGCACAGCCCAACCACCTAGCTCACCAGCATCATACTGGGCGAGTGAAAGTATCTCGCAGCCAATGCCCTTGGACGCGGCGATGTCCTTGACCAAGGTGGTCTTGCCGATCCCAGCGCCAGACACGAGGTATGGCACAACGTACTGGGCATCACGCCCGTTCTTTGTGTTCATTGCAAAGTCGATAGCTGCTTCGCAGATAGCTTTCGCTTGTGATAGTTTCATGATTTTTCTCCAATCTGTCTGACAGATATTACATTTTTTATATTATTGATTTGGATCGATGCAGTTTCGATCTCATCATTGTATGATCGCAGGCCCGTCTCTGTCCTGCGTCTCACTGCTTCATCGTACCTTTTCCGTAGAGCCAGCATCATCTGATCCAACTCAGCCACGCTCTTGCCGTCATACAGTTTAAGCATTCTTTTCTTGTAGGCTTCGATGTAATCATCATCACCTTCCTGCAATCCGACAACGTAGTTTCCCATCTTACTCATTACAGCCCCCAATTCGCTACGCAGACAGGGCCAATCCCCATCTCTATTGATACAGGATCAGTCAGCTCTCTGCCGCAACAGGAGCAGCGCCCGGTCTCGCGACCATGCTGCACTGCCTGACCCCTTGGATCACCCGCTACCCGCACCACAGCGTCCGCTGTGTCGCTCTGGCAGCTACTGACAGGGATGAACTGACCGTCCATGATCTTGCCTTGATAATCTGGCCCACGTTTGACGTAGACGGCACCAGCATTCTTGCCGTTCAACGGTGCCAGCGAGAAGGCCAGCTCTGCCGCCCGAAAGACAGGCTTCTTGACCTTGGCTGTCTCTAGAAGGTCTTTGATCCGCGACACATCCACGGTGCGTGACATCTCTTTTCTGAACAGAGCCTTTGCTTGGACGTTCAGGATAGTACGCTCTGCAGCATCCCATTGCTTCTGCGACAGGTCACCCTTCGATTTGTACTGCATGACCAGCGATGCCGCGAA